ATGTACTAGTGCTATTTTAGTAAGTTCTGATTCTAGTATTCTCTGTATTCTTTCTACTGTTCTAGCAAACCTTATATCCTCTGCTGCTAATGTTGCTTTACCTGATAGGTCTTTTTCATATCCAAAATATGCTTTAGGTACCTTTAATGCAGCAAACATCTTATCTCTTAGGTATTCGATGTCGTTTGTTCCGTCGTATTCTAATCCTTTAGTAGTTTCAATCTTAGTTGATGTATCCCCTCCCCTAACCGGTAGGTAGAAGTCTTCCATCATATTCATCATATTAAATCTAAGATTGTAATCTCCTGTATTTGGATCAACATACGGGGTTTTTTTCATTCCGTTGATAGTCTTTTGCATAAACTGCTCAACTTCATTTGGTGGTATTTGACCTACGTTAACATAGAATGTCCTCTTCTCTGGTGCTCTCATTATACGGTGAATTAACATCGCATCTTCCATTAAAGTTAACTGTTTAAATATCTTTCTCGCTGGTTCTATAAATGAACGGCCATATGGCAGGTAATTTGTATCTGATATTAGTCTAAAGTGTGCTACTTCGTAATTATCGAATTCTACTACTCTATCGTTACTTTTCGGTATATAGTTAGGATCTTGTGATGATGCTAATCCATCGGGGTTTAGTTGAAAAGTCACTTTAGCAGGATTTTCGGGATCTTGTCCTTCCTGTCTTGTCATATGGTAGACGGTATATGGAAGTACGTTGTATACTCCAAACTCCTCGGCTATCTCTAACTTAAGGAAAAAATCACCATATTTACACATATTACGAGTCCATGACCATAGGTTAAATTCTATATTTAAAACATCGTAAAATAAGTTGTAAAGTACTTTTTGTATATTCTCGTCTGAAGATTTAATTGAGAGTACTTCTCCCATATCACTCTTTAATGTGGATTCATCTGCTAATATATCTAATGTAGATGCTATTAGTGGATCTGTATCCATTGCTTCATAATCCGAATATAGTTGAATACGTAGTGTTTGGTAGTTTAGATTTGGGTTAAATATATTTTTGTTGTTATAGACGTATAGTCTTGAAAACCTATCTACTAAGGAATTCGTCTCATACCTTCCAGTAGTCTGTATTTGATTTACATCTGCGACCTTAAGTTGGTCGCCACCTACATTTCTGATCACTACGTCGGAAGAAAATAATCTACCTAATCGTTTAAAAAGTGAAGTATCTGCCATTAATTTAATTTATTTATAAATATCATTTATCCTATCAACCATGAAACATCTTCATTACCATGATCCGTCTTAATAATGTACGGATTATTTGCTTGGGAACCTACTGAAGATATGATTGATCGGTTTTTAGCGTTCAAGTTTGTAAAAGATGATAGTTGCGCTCTTGCTAAATCCATTCCCTGTTGCCTTAATCTTAGTGCCGTATCTCTAACATATAGTGCGGTTGCGAAAGACATTATTAAATCATCATTATAGTTCGTCTGTGCCTGTGCTTTTCCATTCTTCCATACAAATACTCTCATCTCACCCATTAGTCGCTTGGACTGTATTGTTACAGATTTCTCACGTATGTACTCCATCATCTTAGCTAATACCAGTGGCCGTGTTTTCATAGACATCGTAAATCCTGGTACTAATTGGTCTCTTTCATACTTACCCATATATGATTCAACTGTATCCATTTGACTTTTAGGACTGTAGTATAGATTTCGGTATTCCCTTTCCATAACCTGTTCTATTGTTGCCCAGCCTATATTTGCATTTTCTACAACAAGGAGTGCATCGTTATATTCTGATGCTATTGCTACTAGTATGTTTCCCAAATCTTTAGGAGATACCTTCCCTTTGTATTCAGCTACCTGTGTTGCTGATTCTATATCAAAGACGTGAAAAGCAGAGTAATCTTTAGAATCTCCACGAGCTACATCTGATACGACCATATATGATTTACTGTAATCGGGCTGTTCCCAAATCCACAAATTACCATCTACCCCTCTTCTTTCCATAGGGTCCTTCTGGTATGTCTGTTCATAGAATGTTAAGTCATCTGGTTCAAATACAGTATCTCCGGATGCTAGGAAATCACAATCACATTCCTGTCCTGCCATTCTTGGACCTAAGTCCCTATCTTGTTGTTCTCTCCATTCCTTCTTTCTTTCCGGATGCACTGTCCAAGGTAGTTTTACCGGTAAGAAGGAGTTTTCTCCTGTTTCTGCTTTATCCCAGGTTTGGTGAAACCAGTTCCCAATTCCATTAGGAGTTGATAAAGCCATACACTGTCCACCTGTTGCTAGGGTTTGTTGTGCTGCTGCAAAGGTCTCTTCAATATTATCAATAAACGCTGCTTCATCAATCAACAATAACGATACCGCTTCCGAACGAGCAGCATCTGCATTAGATGATTTTGCTGTTATTTTTGATCCATTTTTAAGTCTTAAAGATAATTTATTTTTTTCTACTGCAGGTAGTCTTAACCACTTAGGTAGTTGGTCATACATAAACATAGTCTTAGTGACTAAGTTACGTGCAGTAGCTTGTGTTGTTGCTAATGCAAGTACGTTCTTATCTTTATGAAATAACATCAACCATAAACTATAAGCAGCAGCTAATGTAGAGATACCTAACTGTCTTGACTTTAATGTTATAATGTATTGATTGTCTTTAAATAAATGTAATACTTCTGATTGGAAGGGATAGAGGTTAAATAGTATCCTACCTCTTGTAGGATGTTGTATATAGCAATACTTCTTCATGAAGTATGCCGGATCTTTAGCACATTTAATATACTCTTGTGCTATTATTTTTTTTATATCTTGCGCCATTTATAACTATTTTATATAAATAGCTTGTGTAGTGTAAAAGGAGTGTATGTGTTATCCTTTTATACTTCTAATGCATTTCTGTACCTTCCCTTAGGGTATATGCCGAATCTTGCGTTTTTTATTCCCATACTACTCATATTACTTCTATACGAAACTACAAAGACTGGTTCATACATGCCTTTAGGTAGTTCTGGGTTTATTAGTTTTTTTGTTGCTTCTATCTCGTAGTAGCTTCCTTTTTTCTCTAACCATACGTCTCCTTGTAAGAACAGTTGACAATTGTTTACTCCAAAGTCTCCTGTACTATCTTGGTTTTGTCCATATGTTGCCTTTGCTTTTAAATCTTCTCCTACTATTTTTCTTGTAAGCAGTGTTTTTCGGCTTAGTTCTCCATCAAAGTAGTATTTAGATGTAGCAACTGCATTTACAAACTCCTGTACTTCGGCATAGTTATTTATAAAGTGTTTAAATCCTGCGTATTGTTGGAAGTCTGTTGGAGTTGTTCCGTTTTTATGAGATGCGTATATTTGAGGGGTCCCATTAGAACCAAAAGCAAAGTCCGCTGTCGGAGTTCCTTTTACATCTTGTACATCAGTTATGTCTTTATAAATTACGTTACCTACTTTTATATCAACTGGATTTCCTATTTCGTTAAGTTGAGTGTTTAGGTTATTTACTATAACTTGTTCGTATCCTAGTCCTGCCGCTAATGCTCCTGTTCCCTTTCCTCCAAAGATAGGTGTTTTTGCTAAATCCGAAAAAGTTATTATCTTTTTTTGGTTGTTTTTTTCGTAGAAAAAAGGGAACTGGTTAATGTTTTTTCCCCCTATATTCTTTATTTTTTCTATTTCTCCGTTTTTAAAAAGTTCGATAAATTCAGGGTTAGAGAATTCTAAGTTAATTTTCTCTCCTGTTATCAGCTCTACCGGTTCTCCATCATCTATAAGTTTATATAGAGTTACTACTCTCGGGGTAGCTCCAGTTTTCTTTTTTAACTGTGTCCAGGTTAGTGCTCTATAGGATTGTTCATCTAACCTAAATCCAAACATATGTTCAAATAAGTTGTTATCCTCCTCTGAATTAAAATCAGGATACCCTTTATTAGTCCTATATGACCACTCTTGTATAACTTTATCTAAGAGATTCATAAACTACCTTAATTGCTTATTTAACTCCTGTAAAAAAGGTTCGAAGTTATGAGTACCATATTCATCTTTAAGTACTTTTGCTACTGCTTGTGCAAAGTCCACATAACTCATACTATCGTCAATGCTTGTTATTGCTGCATTTATTTTAGGTGCTAGTTGGTCTGCTTGTGTTTGCTCTATTAATATCTTTGTTAGTTTCATATAATTATACTTCTGGTTCTGCTCCTGCTTCAAAATCTATTTCTTCTCCTCCAAGATCTTCTCCACCTCCTTCTTCTCCTCCTGCTGGTGCTCCTGTGTCGTCAAAAGCAGCTTCTTCACCACCTTCTCCTCCTGGGAAATCTCCTCCACCGCCTCCGGCACCGAAGTCTGCTTCTCCGCCTTCTGCTCCTGGTTCTCCTTCTTCTCCTGCTCCTTTAAGTGGTGCTTCTTGATAAAGTAATGCTAATTTATCTAACGCTTGTTGGAACTCATCTAACTGTCCTAAGAAGTATTTCTTACCTTGAATCTTAGCTTGGAAATTCTTTCCAGACCATTTCATAGTAAAATCCTGTCCATTAACTAAGTTAATTCTAAATGTAGTTGGTTTAGGTGATACCCAATCAATTGTATCTACAAATTCATTGAAGTCTCTTGTCATTAGTTTAATAAGAGTAGCTTTTAGTGTTGGGAATTTCTGAAGCATGGTCTCAGTAGCATCTTCTAGTACTGTCTCCGGTCCTGCTTCTTCATCACCTATTGGATCCTCAGGTTTAGGTTCTTCAGATTCTCTTAATACTTGTATATATGCTTCCTCTATGAGTGATTTTAATTCTCCTACTTTCATAATGTATTATTTATTTCTACAGTGATCAGCTCCTTTTAAATAAGGTGTTTTACATTTTGTTCCTTTTACGTGTTTTCTACCACATTTACCGCAACAGGTTGATTTTTCCTCATTTAATCCTTGTTCTTTATTCTTTTTATCTGCAAATGCTTTAGCATCTTTCTTTTCTGCAAATCCTTTTACTCTCTTTTCTCCTTCCCATACTGCCCAAGGTTCCTTTTTGTTCTTACATGGACGTACTACGTATTTATCGTTTGGATCTTTTGAATGGTCTTCATTAATTCCTTTCCAACTTTGACTTCTTAACACCATCATTATTGCATTAACTGCTGACTGTGT